ATCTGCGACAAATTACGCTCCTGATTCTGGCAACATAGGAACCAGTGCCGGCTGGAACCTATGGAGCACGACGACGGTAAGCGCCACTAACATTGCTGATCCAAGCGGCGGGTCGACTGGCGCAAGAATTCTATTTGGATCAGGTAGTGACGCTGAATACTATACATCAGGCAATTCGACTCCTACGACCGTCAATTACACGATTTCGGCATGGGTAAAGTCTACTTCGTCAGAGCCATTTCGGTTTAAGCTGGCGATTTCGGCGGTAGGTAATACCTATTCGCCCGATATTGCTACTAGCACATCGTGGAAAAGGTACTCTTATACCTTTACCGGCAACGACTTGCTGCGTCCGTTTGTCAATATATCTATTGCATGCGCAAGCTCTCATTCGTCAACTAACACTATTGACGTTTGGGGCGTTCAAATTGAAGCGACTGATACACTTACCTCATATATACCATCTACTACGTCCGCGACGACAAGGGCCGCGGACAGTCTTTCGTTTACGCTTGCATCTGATGCGACAGCAATTGGCATAACTTATGAGGATGGCAGTTTTGCCACAATTAACGGTCTAACTGGCGGATCGACCTATACCTTATATAATACACCCTTACGTATTCTTTACATTGACGACAATGTGCAGGTTGTCGTTGCCGCTTTTACAACAGCCCAGACACTCGGGGAGCTCGCGCGGACGCTGACCGCCACGGTTTCGGTTGCGGCGGTTTATGCCGGCGCATTTGGCGTGCTCGGACAGACTGCTACGGCTACGGTTTTGGATCAGGCCGTCGTGACAAGCCAGTCGCTCGGCGCGCTCGGGCAAACCGCGACGGCAACCGCGAAAGACACGGCCACAACCTCGCAAACGCTCGGCAGCCTCGGCCAGGTCGCTACTGCGGTCGCCGTGGCAACAGCCGCGGTCAACCAGGCGCTCGGCAACATCGGCCAAACGGCAACGGTTACGGTCGCCGACGCGGTCGTCGTGTCGCAATCACTCGGCGCGCTCAGCCAGGCTTTGACCGGAACCGCGATCGACGCGGCGGCCGTCAATCAAAGCCTCGGCGCCCTACAGCAAGCCGCGGCAATGCAGCATACGCCGGCAACCGCGGTCTATGCCGGCGCGCTCGGCGCGCTCGGCCAGGTCGCTACGGCAGCCGCAAGCCTGGCGGCCGTCGTGTCGCAATCGCTCGGTACGCTTGGTCAAACCGCGACGGCTGCCGTGCGGGACGCGGCCGTGGTCTCGCAAAGCCTCGGCAACCTCGGCCAGGCCGCAACAGCGGCGGCAATCGACACGATCGCGGCCTCGCATACCTTGGGACAGCTCGGCCAGGTGGCCACGGCGATCCATCCGCCGTTGAACGCGACCTATTCAAACAGCCTCGGCGTGCTTGGCCAAACGGCCACGGCCGCGGTTCCCGTGGCGGCTGCCCTCTCACAGACGTTAGGGGCTCTTGGGCAGTCTTTGACGGCGGCCGCTGTCGATACCGCATCCGCGGCTCAAACGCTTCCAGCGCTGTCCCAGGCGGTCACGGCGACGGCAACCGATACGATTGCCGCCTCGCATTCTCTTGGCGCTCTCGGCCAGGCGGCGACGGCTACCGCGCGCGACACGATCACGATGGCCGACACGCTCGGCGCGCTCGTCCAAAGCGTAGCCGCTCAGGTTGTTGCCTCGGCCGTCGTAAGCCAAAGCACGGGCGCGCTAGGCCAGACCGCGACGGCGGTAGGATTCTCCGGGTTCAATGTGAATCAAACCCTGGGAGTGCTCGGCCAGGCGGCGTCCGGCAAGGCTATCGACGCCGCGACGGCGGCACAGACATTTGCAACGCTCGTCCAAGTGATCACGGGCGTTGCGATCGACGCCGGCACGGTTGCCCAGGCACTCGGGGCGCTCGGACAAACGGCTACGGCGGTTCATGTCTCGTCGGCCGCTGTCGATCAGACCTTGCCGGCGATCGGCCAGGTGGCCGCAGGGACGGCGCCGGCCACGATCAGCGTTGCTCAGGTGCTTGGCACGCTCGCGCAGCTCGCTACCGCGACAGCTCCGCAAACCCGGAGCCTGGCGGCCGATCAGCTCTTGGGAATGCTGCAACAGGTCGCGGCGGCCAAGGTTACGACGAGCGCAGCCGCAAATCAGATTCTCGGTGCGCTCGGTCAAGTGGCCACTGGCCGACAGGCCAGGATTCCGCATACACACATCAAGGGATCGTTGGCCGGCATCCTAAAAAGCTCAGGATCGTTTGCCGGAACACCGCACATCAAGGGATCGATGGCCGGCGTACGACGCATTAGAGGGCAGCTTAACTAATGGCGCAGATCGATCAGGCACTCGGGTGCTCGCAAGGCGACACGTTTAATTTTGCGATCACCTTGACCGCGAACGAGGACGGCACGCAACCGGACTTAACTGGCGCGCAAGCGGCCTGGGTTTTGACCGATGGCAATTATCAGGGCGCCGAAATCTTATTGGCCAAGAAGCCTCCGGACGTTGTAGTCAATCAGGACGATGGCGGGGCGTGGCAAGTCGTCGTCGGCCTCGACCCGGCCGACACACAAGATATCCGACCCGGAACCTATTTCCATCAATGCAAGGTGTTGCTTGCCGGCGGCGCGATCTCGCACATCGAGGGCGGACCGTTCAAGCTTTCCTTTGGCACAAGCTACAGCGTGACATGATGGCGAGCACGCGATTCAAGTTCACCAGGGCGTTTGATTTCGTGATCCGGCATAAAGAGCGCGGACCGATTCGCGCGATCGTGGCTTATCCGGCCGGACATGAAGGGCGCATTTTGGAGGAACACGCCAAGGCGGCCGAGGCGGCGCAGGCCGGCGAGCGCGTAAAGAAAAAGGCCGACAATGCCGATTAACTTGCAAGCCGGCCAGCTCCGCAATCAAATCAGATTTGAGCGCCAGGCCGATCGTGTGAGCGACGAGGCCGGAGGATCAACCGCGGGCTGGAATCCTCTTTTTACGCGATGGTGCTCGCTCAGGGCGGTCCCTGTTAATAACGCGTCCGGCGAGGCGATAATCCAGGGCCGCTTAACCGGCCAGGCTTTTTACACGATCGTCGTGCGGTATGATCCGCAAACGGCAACGCTAACATCTGACGACCGAGCTGTAAGCGAAATGGGGGAAACTTATAATATCCGATCCGTTCTTGATCTTGATGGCGATCGGCGCTGGCTTACTATCGACGCGCAGAAAGGAGTCGCGACGTAATGGCCGACCTTAGAGCATGGGCGATGCAGCGCTTGGTCGACTCGATCTCGAAAGAGGTTGTTACGGCGGTCGAGGACGTGATTGCGACAGAAGCAAACGCTATGGTTCGGGACATGCGCGGCAAGGTTCGCAAGAAAACCGGCACGCTAGAGTCGACCATTCGTGCCGAGCGTGGCAGGGACCCGAATAAGATAAGCGTCAAGATCAAGGCCGGCGGGGTGGCAACCATGAAAGAGGTTCGCAAAGGCTCTAGCGTTCCTTTCGATTATGCGACCGCCGAGGAATGGGGAACACACCATGAGGCGGCAAACCCGTTTTTCTTTTCGACGTACAACGCGCACAAGGGACAGGCAAAGGCGAATATAGCGGCCGGCGTCAAAGGCGCGCTTAGCAAGGCGATCCGGGAAAACAAGCAATGAGCGAGCCAAGCTTTGCTTTGCAAAAAGGAGTCTTTGCCGCGCTCGGCTCGTCGGGCGAGGTTTCGGCGCTCGTCGGCACGCGCATATTTGATCGCGTGACTCCTAATGCGGGGTTCCCCTATATCAGGATCGGAAACGATCAGGTATTGAACGAGGATCAGGATTGCGTCGGGGAATGTGTCGAGGTTTTCTCGACCATTGACGTGTTCTCTCGCGCGGAAGGTAAGAGGGAAGCAAAAAACGTAGCCGGCGCCATTGTCCGCACGTTGAACGAAAACACGATCTCGATCGAAGGCGCCTATGCGCTTCTACAGTTTGTCCATCAAGAGACTCGATTCCTCGATGATCCGGATGGACTCTCGACTCACGCCGTCCTGACTTTCCACGCGCTTATCGACGGCGCGAGAACCTAAAAGCGCATGGAGAAAAGCAAATGGCACTAGCTACAACGATTCCTTTCGGAAAAACTAAGGTGTTGCTTGGCAACGGGGCAACGCCGGAGGTTTTTGCCGTACCTTGCGGGCTCACGGGTAATTCCGTGAATTTCAGCAAGGCGACTAACTCGACCGTAACGCCGGACTGTGACGACCCGGACGCGGCCGGATGGGAGGAGCGCGACGCTGTATCGCAAAGCGCTACGATCGCCGGCAACGGAGTCATGGCAACGGAGTCCGTTTCAACATGGTGGGACGCTTATAACCGATCCGACACGGTGAACGCGCGCTTTTTCCTCGATACGCCAGGCGGCGGCCATTGGGACGGCGCGTTCCATATTACGCGTTTCGAGGTTGGCGGATCGCGCGGCAATCGATCGACTGTAACAATCGAAATGCTGAGCGACGGCGCGGTCGTGTTCACGCCGACTCCTTGATGATCTAACAAAGGGGATTCTCTTATGAGGACGGCGCGAGTCACGATCGGGTTTGGAGACGGTGAGTACGACTTTGAAATGAAAATTGGCGAGCTGATGGAGCTGGAAACAGCTACTCGCCGGCTTTCATACGTCCATAGAAACGGGGACGTTGAATATCAGTACGTTGGCGCGGAATACCTTCACGGGTTGCTCGGCGAGGGGAAAGCGCTTGTGAGTGATACGCGAGAGGTTTTGCGGATCGGTCTGATCGGTGGCGGGATGAAGCCGGACAAGGCAAGGCATTTAATCAAGCGATACGTTGACGACTTGCCAGACCATAGGCTGAACCGCCAGATTGCTTTCATTGTTCTGGGGCGGGCGCTCGCCGGGTTCGAGGTTGAACCATTGGGGGAATCGCAAGAGGCGGACGGCCAGACCGGGGCGGCAATCGATTTGGCCGACTCCCGTTCGCCTCTTTCTATGCAAACGCCGCAGTAATGCAAATTGCGCCGAGTGAACTTCGCGCTATGTCGCTTTGGGAATTCAGCGCTATGGTTAAGGGCTGGAACGCCGCGCATGATACAGGGCCGCCAGCGCTAACGCCGCAGGAAGAGGAAGATTTGTTCGACTTTATCAACGAGCCTGTCCCTGGGATGGTGAACTAAATGGCCGATCTTGAACAGCTAACGGTCACGCTAAACGCGAAGATCGATCAATTCAAATCTGGAATGCAGCAAGCGGTCAAGGAATTTGATCAGAGCGCAAGCGCGATCGATTCCAAAAATAAACAGCTTACGCAAAGCATCGAACAGAATATGAGGCGCGGCGCTGACAGCGCTTCCTTTCTAGCTGGCGCCTTAAAGCAAATACTCGCCGTTAAAACGATCGAGGCGATCGCGAGCGCGGCAGTTACCGCGACTCTTGAATTGTCGAAGATGGCCACGGCGGCCGATCGCCTGGCGTTGTCAACGGACAAGATTCAGGAAATCGGATTTGCCGGCCGGACGCTTGGCGGGCTTGATCAGGCCGAGGTTGGCAAAGGCCTACAAGGTTTACGAGAAAGGGCCTCGACCGAGCTGCGGGACGAGCCAACAAAAGGCGAGGGCGAATTAGGCCGCTTGTTCACGGCGAACAACCTGAAACTTACCGATCGAAATGGCAAGCTGAAAGACGGGAATCAGCTATTGCTCGACGCGGCGACTCTTGTGTCTCGCGCCGGAACCGAGCTGGAAGCGTTACAAATCGCACAAAAGCTCGGCCTTCCTACGGATGAATGGGTTAAGCTTCTATCAAAGGGACCTGGCGCAATCCAGCGTGCAGAGGAAGCCGCGCGAGGCGCTGGCGCTATTATCGATTCCGAGTTGATCGAGAAAGCGAAGGAATTTGACGAGGCTTGGAATCAAGGTTGGTCGAAATTTGCAGTTTATGCAAAATCGGCGGCAGCCGACGCGCTTGGATATCTGGCGCCGTTGCTGCGGTTGTTCGACAAGGTTGGCGGGCTTGGCAACGCGGTTCGCGGCGCGGTACAGGCCGGAGGAACGGAAAATCAGACAATCGCTGGTGCGGAATCTGATTTTGCGAATCAACTAAGACTGACTCCGGGGTTTGATCCGGCCGATCCGCAAGGTTCATTGAAATCAATGGACGCGGCAAATCGCGATGCGATTCAGGCCTCGGCTCGGCGTGTTATGGAAGCGCACGAGCGCGCGCGAGCGGAAT